TCTGTTGTTTTTAATGCTACGTTACCATCTTCATCTTTAGCAATAGTATATAAGTTTGTAGTATCGTATCCTGACTTAGGTGCATCAGCTTCTGCCTGAGCAAGTACAGCATTATTAATCTGCATTTCTTGTTCGTATGTACTAAGCACATCACGTAGTGTATTTGTACTTCCTTCTTCTGAAGGTAAATCAAGTATTTCTTTAAACTCTTGCGAGTCAACAATTTGTTTTAATTTAATTCTGTATAAATGTGGATACCAAGTTTGTGTAAAACCTTCAGCGGCTCTGTTTACATCTTCTACAACATAAAAACGTTTTAGTGCTACACTATAATCATTAAGTGCATGTTCGTCTTTTAAGTGTGGAAGTTCAATAACATCTCCTGGCATAATTTTACGTCCTAGTGTTCTAACACTATAATTAATAGGAATTGTCATAAACAATGTATCGTTTTGTAAGAACAATCCGAATTGACTCATATCAAAGTCAATGTCTTGTATATTATAAATGCCACGCATTGTATAAATGTCTGGATCATACTTACGATCTCTGTTTTCTAAGAATAACATGTCTTGTATGTTGGTTTCTTTAACAGCATCGTAACGAGGTTGTGCCGGCGTAGCGTCTGCTTCGTCCGGATTTGCGGGGCCTAGATACTTATGTACAAAGACATCTGTACCACCTATTGTAAACATCTCGGTGATAGTTTTGTCTAAGAAATCGTAATCGTTGCCCTTTTCGGGTTTGTATAAACTGAGTCTTGGCATAGTATAAGTATTTATCGTTAGCATAAATACTAGTGGAGAACAAGAAATGGCATTAAGCACACAAAAACAAGATGTATTCGATTATGTAAACGCTATGTTAGGCGGAGGCATGGTCGATGTTGAACTTGACCCTATTCATTATGAAACTGCACTAGAAAAAGCCCTTGGCAAATTTAGACAGCGTTCAGATAACTCAGTTGAAGAGTCATATCTTTTTATGCCTACAATAATTGACCAAAATGAATATACGTTACCAGAAGAAGTAACTGAAGTTAGAAAATTATTTAGACGTTCAATTGGTTCACGTTCAGGTGGCGGCGATGGTGGTACATTGTTTGAACCATTCAACATGGCATACACTAACACTTACTTGTTATCAAGTTCTAACATGGGCGGACTAGCAACATATGATATGTTTAGTCAGTACCAAGAACTTGTAGGACGTATGTTTGGTTCTTTTATCGAATTTAATTGGAATACTACAACTAAAAAATTAACAGTTTTACAAAGACCTAGAGCAGAAGAAACATTACTGCTATATGTTTACAATCACAGACCAGATAGTGAATTACTTAAAGACTATCTTGGTAAGCAATGGATTAAAGATTATACCCTTGCTAGTTGTAAGTATATGCTAGGCGAAGCACGTAGTAAGTTCGCAACCATTGCAGGACCACAAGGTGGTTCAACGCTTAACGGTGATGCACTCAAAGCAGAAGCACAAGCTGAAATGGAAAAGTTAGAAGAAGAACTAAAACTAAATGTTGCTGGCGGCGTAGGCTACGGATTCACAATCGGTTAATAAACACTTGACTTCCTGATAAATCTATTGTATAATAGTTTTATTTTATGAGGAGTCAGACTTTGATTATTGGTGTATGTGGGTTAATTGGTAGCGGTAAAGATACTATTGCTGATTATTTGATTAGTGAACATAATTTCCAAAAGATATCATTTGCAGATAAACTTAAAGATAGCGTAGGCGTTATGTTTGGGTGGAGCAGAGATATGCTTGATGGCAAAACAACAGAATCTAGAGAATGGCGTGAGAAAGTAGACGAGTTTTGGACAAAAGAAACTGGACGTACAATTACACCTAGATTAGTATTACAAGAATTTGGTACAGAATGTATGCGTAACGGATTCTATGATGGTATTTGGGTATCCCTAGTAAAGCAGAAAATTATTGACAATCCAAACATTAATTGGGTATTACCTGATACACGTTTTCCTAATGAAGCAAAAATGCTACATGAAGTAGGCGGACATGTATGGCGTGTAAAACGTGGACAAGATCCTAAGTGGTTTACAGAGTATGTTGAGTTTGATACAGAGCCTAGTGACATACACCCTAGCGAATGGGCTTGGGCTCATACTAAATTTTCACAAACATTAGAAAACAATGGTACTATTGACGAACTTAGAAGTCAGGTAGCAAATCACCTTGCTTCCATTTAAATCCTTCTTTGTACATAATTTTACTACAATTAGCACATATTGTTTTTAAGTTACTAAATCTTACATTATTAAGATCACCGTCAATATAGTATACTGAAAACTGTTCTTTGTGTTTGCTTTTAAATCCGCACTTGTCACAAATCTGTTTCTTTTCATAACCAGACTGTTTCCACTTAGGAGCACCATGTACAGGCTTGCCATGTCTAAGACATGACTCACACTTACTCCTATAAAACGGTTTTCCTTTTTTATAATAGTTAATTGCTACAGGTTTAACGCCACATTTACATAAAGGTCTCATATATGTATTTACCTGCCCTTTTCGATCCCTTTTTAGGGGTAGATAAAGAGGCCTTTTATGCAAAATGGTATAAATAATAGTAACATGCTATATCAACAGGAGAAAATAAAATGGCTTTAGTATCACCAGGAGTACAGGTCAGCGTTATAGACGAAAGTTTCTATACACCAGCTGAGCCAGGTACAGTACCAATGATTTTTGTTGTTTCCGCACAAGACAAGAAAAACGGTGCTGGAACAGGGACTGCGTCGGCAACGATTGCGGCAAATGCAGGTAAACCTTATTTGGTTACCTCACAAAGAGAATTAACAGACTTGTTTGGAGATCCGACTTTCTATACGGACACAAACAACAACGCACTACATGGTAGTGAATTAAACGAATACGGGTTACAAGCGGCCTACTCATATTTAGGAGTAGCTAACAGAGCTTACGTAACTAGAGCAACACTAAACACATCAGAGCTAATGGCTTCTGCGAGTGCGCCAGCGGCAAATCCAGCAGATGGCACATATTGGTTTGATACAGCAAATAGTGTGTTTGGTATTTTTGAATGGAACGGCGCGGCGGGTACTGTTACTGGTGGACAGAGCTTTACGAATAAAGTTCCTACAGTAATTACAGATACTACTAAAGTAACAGGCGGCACACCAAAAACTTCTGTTGGTGCAATTGGTGACTACGCTATTGTTGCTACTACTACACTTAACAAATTGTTCTATAAAAAGAGCGATGGTAGTTGGGTACAAGTAGGATCAACAGCATGGATTAGTTCATGGGCAACTGTAACAGGAACAATTTCAAATCCAACTATTACTGGCGGTGCTTCAATGAGCATTAACGGTACTGTTGTAACAAGTGGCGGAACAGCATTAAGTGATGTTCAAACAGCTATTGGTTCAGCAGGTATTGCTGGAATTAGTTCAGTAGTTGTTAACAACAAATTAGAGATTTACTCAACAGGCGCAGACGTTGTATTAGCAACTAACGCTTCAACACTATTAGCAGAGATTGGTTTAACGGCGGCTACTTATAAAGCACCTAAAAATACTATTGCTCCGCATACTAGTGTACCTGAGTACAAGTCAACAGATACTGCTCCAAGACCAACTGGAAGTATTTGGGTTAAAACTACACAACCTAACTTAGGTGCTAACTGGAAAGTTAAAGTTTGGAACGCAACAACTAACTTGTGGGAAACTAAAATGGCACCAATGTATGCAACACCTGAGGCGGCATTATACGGCTTAGATAAAGCAGGCGGTGGTAAGAACTTAGCAGTTGGAACTGTTTACATCAAAACTAGCAATGATGAATCAGCTAATCCAATTGGTGACTTTAAAATACACAGAAGACAGTCAACAGGTAATACTAAAATTACTTCAGACATTATTACAACACAAGTAACTACTGGCACTTATGCATTTGATATTGCAGAAACTGCTCCAGCAAGTGCTACGTTAAGTGCGGCAGTAACAATTAGTGTAACAACTAACGGTGCGGCTGACGATGCAGACGATATTGCAGGTGCAATTAACTCCGCAGGATTAACTAACGTTGTAGCAAGTGTTGACGCTTCAAACAGAGTAGTTATTGAACACAATGACGGTGGTGACATCCACATTACAGATACTAACAGCGGATTAGCTTTAGCAGGATTTGTAGCTTACAATGGTTCAAATTCAGCAACAGCAACTCCAAACTTATATACAGATGCTTCAGGTAATGCATTTGATATGGTTGCTAGTAACTGGAAATACTTAACATACACACCAAGTACAACTGCTCCAACAGCATTAACAGCTGACGGTGCATTATGGTACAACAGTATTGTAGACGAAGTAGATATGATGATACACAATGGTACTACTTGGGTAGGTTACCAAGACTCAACAGCACCGTTCTACGATGCTAATAGTGCAGACAAAACTGATCCAGCAGGACCAATTGTTAGTGCTACTGAGCCTACTAAACAGTCAGATGCAACTGATCTTAAAAATGGTGACATTTGGATTAGTACAGCAGACTTAGAAAACTATCCAAAAATTTACAAATACAACGCTACTTCATTAAAGTGGATTGCACTTGATACAGGTGACCAAACTACTGAAGATGGTATATTATTTGCAGATGCACGTTATGGTACAAGTGGTGTTAACGGTGATACAGCGGCAACGATCCCTGCATTACTAGTAAGCAACTTCTTAGACTTTGACGCTCCGGATCCAGCACTATATCCAAAAGGTATGTTGCTATGGAACATGAGACGTTCAGGATTTAACGTTAAGAAATATGTACGTAACTATATTGATACTTCAGGACTTAACATTAGATTTAACAATGATGAGTCAATGGCGGCATACGCAACTAATAGATGGGTAACTGAATCAGCTAACCAAGAAAATGGTGCAGGCTCGTTTGGTAGAAAAGCCCAACGTAAAGTTGTAGTACAAGCATTACAAGCAATGGTTAACAGCAACGCTGATATTAGAGATGATAATTCAAGAATCTTTAACTTGATGGCTTGCCCAGGTTACTCAGAGCTAATTGGTGAAATGAAAACACTTAACTATGATAGAGGCATTAGTGCGTTTGTTGTAGGTGACTTACCGTTTAGATTAACACCAGATGCAACTTCATTAAACGAATATGCAACTAACGTAAATCTTGCAGTAGAAGATAATGACGATGGATTAGTTACATTTGATGAATACTTAGGTGTGTTTTATCCAAGTTTATTCTCAAGTGATAACGCAGGTAACAACGTAGTTGTTCCAGCAAGTCATGGTATACTACGCACAATGGCATTAAGCGATCAAGTATCGTTTCCATGGTTTGCTCCAGCAGGAACAAGACGTGGTGGAATTACAAATGCTTCAAGTGCAGGATACATTACAAGCGAAGGTGAATTCCAAAGCGTAGCACTTAACGAAGGACAGCGTGATACATTATACGGTAATGCTATTAACCCTGTAACGTTCTTAAGTGGTGCAGGACTTGTTAACTTTGGTCAAAAGACAAGAGCTAAAAATGCTAGTGCTTTAGACAGAATCAACGTTGCAAGACTAGTAATTTACTTACGTTCGCAGTTTAACAAACTTGCTAAACCTTATATCTTTGAGCCAAATGACAAAATCACACGTGATGAGATTAAAGCACAGGCAGATAGTTTACTATTAGAGCTAGTAGGACAAAGAGCATTATATGACTTCTTAGTAGTATGTGACGAAAGTAACAATACTCCAAGTAGAATTGATAGAAATGAACTTTACTTAGACGTAGCAATTGAACCAGTGAAAGCAGTGGAGTTTATTTACATTCCATTAAGGCTTAAAAACACTGGTGAGATAGCAGGGCTTTAATATGATAAATACTTACAAGCAGGAGATATTATAATGGCAATTTCAACACTAAGCAAAATTACAGTACCTTTGGATTCTAGCTCTTCAGCTAGTAACCAAGGTTTGTTGATGCCGAAACTACAATACCGCTTTAGAGTGAGTCTTGAAAATTTTGGAGTATCAACACCAACAACAGAACTAACCAAACAGGTTGTAGACGTAACAAGACCAAACGTTAGTTTCGAACAGATCACAGTAGACGTGTATAACTCACGTGTATACCTAGCAGGTAAACACACTTGGGAACCAATTACACTTAACTTACGTGAAGATGTTAGTAACAACGTACAAAAACTTGTTGGCGAGCAACTACAGAAACAATTTGACTTCTTCGAACAAAGTTCGGCGGCGTCAGGTAGCGATTACAAATTCGTTACAAGAATTGAAATATTAGACGGTGGTAACGGTGCTAATACAGCAAGTGTACTAGAGACATTTGAATTGTATGGTTGTTACTTAGAGTCAGCAAACTATAACAGCTTGTCTTACTCTACTAACGATCCAGTAACTGTTGCACTAGCAATACGCTACGATAACGCTATTCAAAGCCCACAAGGTACAGGCGTAGGAACAGCAATCGGACGTACAGTTAACACAGCTATTACAGGCGGCGGCGCAAGTTAATAGTTAACAATATTTCCTGAAACTTAAAAAGGGTGTCAATTAATTTTGACATCCTTTTTTATTCTGTACGCACTTATCTTATTAGGATAAATATTAATACAGGAGAGTAACAATGGCAAATAAACTCAACGGGTTTTTAGATAATTTAGTAAGTGGTGCATTAAGCCCTAAAGGTAACTTAGGCGACCAAGCACACGCGGCTCGACTTTTTGTTGATGACGCACATAGACTAAGTCCTAAAAGTAAATTTCTTTATCACGTAAGTTTTAATTTAAATCCTGAAGCAGTACAATTAATTCCTCAATTAAAAACACAAGAAATTAATATGCTTGTTAAAAGTGTTGACTTGCCTAAGTATCAAATTGCAACAACACTAAAGCATCAATACAATAAGAAAAGAAATTTACAAACAAGATTAGATTACGATCCTATTAACGTTGTATTCCACGATGACAACTTTGGTCAAACAACTGCTATGTGGGAAGCATACTATAGATATTATTTTAAAGATGGTAACTATGCAAGTATAGACGGAAGTACAAATCCTAATACTTCTAATGCGGCGTACAATAGAGCATCTAGTTATCAAGGTGAAGCGGCAAACAGTTTTAGATACGGTATGGATAACGATTCTCTTAAACCGTTTTTTGAAAGTATTCAAATTTATCAAATGTCGAGAAAACGTTACACAGCGTTTACATTAGTTAACCCTATCATTAGTGAATGGGGACACGACACTATGGACAACAGTTCAAGTGACTCAGTTGCAAACAACATGACAATACAATACGAAACTGTATGGTATGCAAGAGGACCAGTTAAAGATGGTTCAGCACCTAAGAGCTTTGGTAGTGCAAGTGGCCATTACGATCAAGTACCAAGTCCTAATTCATTAGGAGGAGGTGGAACTAGTAGTGTGTTCGGTGTTGGCGGTATTGCAGGCGGTATTGGTGAAGTGTTTGGAGACATTAGTAGTGGGGCGGCATTTAGCAGTCCAACAAACTTTTTAGGTACAGTATTAAAAGCAACTAGCATAACGCAAAATGCTAAGAGCTTAGGTAAAGAAGGACTACGTGAAGAAGGATTTGGAATACTAAAAGACCAAATTGGTAAAGCAACTGGCATTGATGTTAGTGGCGTAGCAAATCTTGCATTTCCTAAGTCAGGCGGTTCAGGTGGTAGCTTTAGCACTATTGCTACAGTTGCAGGCTTAACAACACTAGCCGGAGTTGCTAGTGGTAAAATTGGTAACCCACTAAGTAGTGTTACTAACTTCTTAAAAGGAAATCCAGGTGCGGCTGACTCAGTAGCTAAAAGTACTTTCTTTAAGAAGGATCATATTAACAACGGCGGATCACCGTTACCGGAAATTATTAGTGCGGCATACAATGCACAAACGGCGGCAGATAAAGCATCAGCAAGAGAAAAAGCTATTTCAAATGCTAATGGTAATACTCTATTTACATAGGATTAATTTATGGGCGACAATATATCAACTAACAAAAATAGTACACCAACTAATTTATATGGTAACCTTCCAGCTAAGGCAGGCGATAGTGCGACTAAAGTAAAACAATTCTTTAATCAATATTATTCAGAGCCATTTGAATTTTCAAGTAACGAAGTTGATGCAACTGTAGCTTTCTTTTCTAAAAGAGGCTTTGATGAAGTTAGTGCTAATAGTGTTGCAACTATTGTTATGCAACAAGCAAAAATTGATAACGTAAAAATCTTTGAGTTAATAGATACACTTGCCGGATTTGACCAAGTACAATTAAGTTCAGTAATTACAGAAATTTTAAATTACAATAGATCAAAAATCAGTACACTAGGTTACAAAGTAGACCAAGCAACTAATAAATTAGAAACTAGAAACATAGTGGTATAATGCTATGGGTAAGTTTGCTCAGGGTCGGTATACATTAAAGTACCCCGAAAAATACTTAGGTACAAAGACACCTATATACAGAAGTAGTTGGGAATTTGCATTTATGAAATTCTGCGATGAAAGTCCTAGTGTTAGTAAATGGGCAAGTGAAAGTGTTAAGATACCATATAGAAATCCATTAACAGGTAAGCATACAGTTTATGTACCAGATTTCTTAATACAATACAGCGATAAAAATGGTAGACCACATGTTGAACTAATTGAAGTTAAGCCTGATAATCAAACTATGAAAGAGAATGTTGGACGTGATAAATGGCGTCAAGCACAGTATATCCAAAATGTTGCTAAGTGGGAAGCCGCTAGAGCGTGGTGTAAACAGAAGAAAATCTTCTTTAGAGTTATAACCGAAAAAGACATTTTTCACTCAGGCAAACGAAAATAGGATAAATAATAGTAGCATATAATGGAAAACCAAAATGACTAAGAAACTAGAAGAATTACTCAATTTGCCTGAAAGTCAGGAAATTATTAAACAAGAGCAATCAAACTCTAATGATGTTGTTAAAGCAGACCAACAAGAAGACTTTAGAGATATTGCAGAACTTGATAAAATTACTGCGGCATTACCAGCTGTAAAAGGACTAGGTGAATTAGCAGATAAAGAACTCAACGAAATTGCACTAAAGGCTACTACAGCCTATGATGATCTAATGGATTTGGGTATGAATGTGGAGAGTAGATATAGTGGCAGAGTATTTGAAGTGGCTGGAGGAATGCTTAAAACGGCTCTTGACGCCAAGGTTGCAAAACTAGATAAGAAATTAAAAATGATTGACTTGCAACTTAAGAAAGAAAAGCAAGATAAAGACAGCGGATATGAAGATTCTGGGCTTGTAAATGGTGAAGGATACGTAGTTACTGACCGTAACAGTTTGCTTGAGAAATTGAAAAACATGGATAAATAAACATATAAGGAACTGATATGAAGACATTTGCAGATTATTTAACAGAGTCGAAAAAGACTTATAAATTTAAAATTGGTATTGCAGGCGAACTACCTGAAGGTTGCATGGACACTATGGAACAATCACTTCAGAAGTTTGGTGTAATGAATATGACGGATTGTAAACGAACACCGATTACAGAACGCCCATTAGATTTTCCACAGTTACAAAACTGCGAAGTTAATTACTGCGAAGCGGAATTAGCATATCCTACTATTGCACCTGTGTTAGCAGAATACTTAACACAGACATGCGGGTTACCACAGTCACACTTAATTGTAAGAAACTTAGATGCTCCACAAGAGCAATATCAAGATACAGAATACACTAAAGTTTATGAGCCAGCATTAGGTAGCGACTTACCAGAATCAGATCCAGCAGTTCATAAGCAAGTGACAGGTGAAAGAGTTATGGGCTTACTAGCAGAGCTAGAACAAGCACGTAAAGAAAGAGAGAATGATCCAATAGGAAGCATTCAACCAAACAAAGAACAAATTCAAGATATGGGCGAACCACAAAGCAAAAGCCCAATGGGGAGCAAATAATATGAAACTAAATGACATTTACAAAAAAATTGATGACCTTAACGAAGCGGCATCAATGAACATTTCATTAACAGGTGATAGTCCACAAGAAGTAGGCGAATTATTTAAAGTGTTAGGAGATAAAGATCTTAACCCAGAGCCAATGCCAAGTTTAGGTATGCGTGGCGACATTGAGAAATCAATGGACATTATGAAAAAGATGGATGGTCCAAAAGATGGTCCAATGCCAATGAAGATGCCAAGTGACATGCCAACGAAACTTACAATGCAAGATGAAAACGTAGGTGAAGAGGCAGAAGTTGAAGTTTCAGATGAAATGAAAGGACAAATTAATCAGTGGATTGAAAAGTATTCTAAGTACGAAGGCGGTAACGGAGACACATTACCAGAAGGTTATGTAACGTGGGCATTGGACTCAGGTATTGCTACAGACTTTTATGAACAAAATGAAGTAGAAGCATTTAACAAAGTGAAAGGTTACAATGCTGATAGCAATGATAGTGAATGGTCCGATGAAGACCACGATGATTTTGCAGATAACAAATCAGGTGCAAGTCCGATTACAAGTACATGTCTAAAAATGCTTAATAAAATTACAGGCGATGGTTCTATTGAAGACAATGCTCATATTATTGACGCAGTAATGAACGGTAAAAGAAACGAAGATTATGCTAACAGTCCAGATGAACAACATCAGGATACAAAGTATATGACTAAAGACTTAGCAGGCGGACTTAATAAAGAAAAGAAATCATATCCAAAAGTAGCAGGCGGTGATAATCCAATGGCACTTGAAAATAAGATTAGAGAAGAATTAAAAGCTAAGTTTGCTGAAAAGTTTGGCGAAGCAAAAGAAGATAGTTTCGACGAAGCTGGCTGTAAAAAAGAAATGAAACGACTTGACGCAAGTGGATGTTCAAAAAATGAAATGCTTAAAAAAGTAGATTCTAAATTTGGTTGCGGCAAAGAAAAATTTGAAAAGCTATACGCAAGTAGTTGCGGTGGACACTAAGGAGATATAAATGGCTGGATTTGCAAGAACTAATGGATTAAGTGTTACAGCAGGTAATGTATATTCCCATGGTGCTAAAGGGTTTTTAATCACAGTACAAGTTGCTGGTAATACAGATGTTGATTTGAGAGCTGAAGATGATGCTGTTGATGAAGCAGTAGAAATGATTATTAAAGAAGTTAATCCTTTGATGTATGCTGTAAAAAACGATGCATCAGGTGAGATTAGCGTTATTACAGACAGAAATACAAGCCCAGCGGACTTACAAGCACGTATTAGAGCATTAGGTACAGCAGTAGGACCAAACAACGTTGATGTAACAGGCACCGATGTTGTAGAAGCAACTTTCTTAACCGTAACTGGTTAATCAAGAATAATAATAATAACAAACGTCACAACAACATTCAATACCCGCTCCGGCGGGTATTTTTTTGAGTAAATAATAGTATGGCAACAAAGAGTTTAGATGGTGTCTTAACAAAGAAGGCACACACAAGAGATACATATACCGAGGCGCAGATTGACGACCTTAAGCAATGCATGGATCCAAAAGATGGATACTTGTACTTTGCTAAGAAGTTTGCATTTATTCAGCACCCTGTAAAAGGTAAATTATTATTTGATCCATATGGATATCAAGTACGTTTACTACAGAGTTATCACGACTTCCGTTTTAACATTAATATGTTGCCAAGACAAACTGGTAAGACAACTACTGCCGCAATTTACTTGTGTTGGTATGCAATGTTTCATCCAGATCAAACAATACTAATTGCCGCACACAAATATACAGGTGCCCAAGAAATTATGCAACGTATTAGATACGTGTATGAAATGTGTTCTGATCATATTAGAGCAGGTGTTACTAACTACAACAAGGGTAGCATGGAATTTGAAAACGGATCACGTATTGTTAGTGCTACTACAACAGGAAACACAGGACGTGGTATGTCCATATCATTACTATACTGTGATGAGTTTGCATTTGTTAATCCTAACATTGCAGAAGAATTTTGGACATCAATATCTCCTACACTAGCAACAGGTGGTCGTGCTATTATTACAAGTACACCTAATAGTGATGAAGATACATTTGCTGTTATTTGGAAAGAGTCAGAAGATAAATTTGACGAACACGGTAACGAAGCATCTATTGGTAAGAATGGCTTTCATGGTTTTACATGTAGTTGGGACGAACATCCTGACAGAGATGAAGAATGGAGGAAGAATGAAATTGGGCGTATTGGTGAAGAAAAGTTTAGACGTGAGTATGGTTGTGAATTCTTAATCTATGATGAAACACTTATTAATAGTATTAAGTTAGCATCAATGGAAGGTACAGATCCAATACTTAATATGGGTCAAACACGTTGGTACGGCAAACCAACAGGTGATAACAACTATGTTGTTGCCCTTGATCCTAGTATGGGTACTGGAGGCGACTTTGCCGCAATACAAGTATTTGAAGTACCAAGCTATAAGCAAATAGCAGAATGGAGACATAACGAAACTGCTATACCAGGACAGATTAGAGTTTTAAAAGATATATGTGATTATATTAAAGAGCAATGTAATAACAACGGATCAAACATATATTGGAGTGTAGAGAACAACAGTATTGGAGAAGGTGCATTAATTGTTATTAGAGACCTTGGAGAAGAGAATATACCAGGGCTACTTACAAGTGAACCTATGCGTAAAGGACATGTGCGTAAGTTCCGTAAAGGATTTAACACAACACACAGTACTAAAATTAGTGCTTGTAGTCGATTAAAAACTATGATCGAAAACGATAAACTACAAGTAAACAGCAAAGTATTACTATCAGAGCTTAAAGGATTTGTAGCAAGTGGTAGTAGTTATAAAGCAAAACCCGGAGAAACAGACGATTTAGTTAGTGCAACATTGCTAAGTATGCGTATAATCGCAGTATTAAAAGACTGGGATCCAAGAGTATACGAATCGTTCAATCAGGCAGAATCAAGCGAAGATTACGAACCGCCCATGCCTATATTCGTTTCGACTAATATGAGATAAATATTAACATGAGCAACATGGAACCTATATCAGAAAAATTATTTGCCAAAATTAGAGGCAGATTCGAATCAGTAACAATCGGAGACGAGCAAGGTGCTGTAACAGATGAGCCAAGACTAGCAAAGTACTTTGATTTTGATTACAAAGAAGGTGCAAACGTACTAGGAAAAGTTAGTATCACACTAGATGAAAAGTCAGGTGTTACTGTATTGTTTAATCAGGACTTTATGGCAGAAGCCGGAGAAGCTGAAAAGAACAATTGGTATAACTTTCTAAAAGAAATACGTATTTTTTCTAAGAAGCATATGTTGAACTTTGATACAAGAGATATTACAAAAAGTAATCTAGACAAAAGAGATTACGCACACTTAACAAAAACTGCCGGAGAAACACAAATGAGTGAGTCAAAAATGTACGGTACTAGTAGAACAAGTTTCGAAGATATCGATACTGCTCGTTTAGTACTCAAGCACACGAAACCAGTGAACCAAGAAGTTCCTGGATCAAGAACACAAAACGTACACAGTATGTATATTGAAAGTGAAGCTGGAGAAAGATTTAAATATCCATTCAGACACTTAAATGGTGCTAGAGCAATGGCACGCCACGTAGCAGAAGGCGGCAACCAGTACGATGACTTTGGTAAACACATTGTTGAGATGTCAACAGAATTAAACAAACTACGTAAGTTCAAAACTTACATGAACCGTTCAAGCGTAATGGCAGAAGGCTTAAAAGGTTACATGGAAGCAGTAGATGTAAGATTAGAAAACATCAAAACAGAAGTAATGAAACTACAACGTAGTAACTATTACAAAGAAACATTTGCAAATTTTGCTCCTGTAGTAAATGAAAATGTTCCAGAAGATGTTGCAGAAAATTGGATTGACCAATTAACTATCAGAACATTTAACGAAGAATTAAAAGATGTATTTCCTTACGTATATAGACTAGTAAGTGAAGTAACAACTGCAACTGAAACAACTCCAGAAGACTTTGTTACAGAAACTGAAGTAGAGGCAGAAGTAGAAGAAGCAGAAGTACAAACTCCAGAAATGGAATTTGAGAGGGCGTTAGATTCAATCGTAGGAGAGGAAGACAATGCATTAATTGACGGTGACGAAGAAGCACAAGCGGCCGCGGTTAAACAAATTAATGGCTTAATGGCTCAACATTTTCCTGCCGGGATAAACGGCACGAATGCAATCGAAAGCATGAAGGGCGTTATAGACGATCCAATGCTTTTAGACATGTTCAAGAAAGTTGGACAAAAAGATGCAGATACATGTGTCCGTCCATTAGTAATGAAATACTTAAAAGGAAAGAATTCCAATATTATGAATCAAATTGACACGGGTGATTTAGCATCTGAATCAGATGACGACAATGTGCCATCAAAAAAAGCAGGCGATCCAACAACAGATTTTACAAAATGGTTAAAGAAAAACCATAATAAAGGTCCAAGAGATTTATCAGGCGATGAGTATACTAAGCATAGTAAGTCTTTTCAAGCACAAAAGAAAGCAAAAGAAGCTGACGACACAGGCACTATGGATGTCAAAATTAATCCTCAAGGACAAATGATGCACCCTGATACTCCAGACGCAATGGACGGCGATCAAGGTGATAATAGAACACCAGGACAGAAGTTAGAAGAGCTAGTTAAGAGTTATTATGACTACACAACTAACAACTTTCCAAAAGGCGAACAAGCAGTAGTAACTGCATGTGAAAAAGAATTTGGTGAGAACAGCGTACCAGTAGCTGAGAAAATGATTGCAAGATTGATGCAAGGTAAAGATGGTGAGATGGAAAGAATCAAATCACTAGCAGGCATTAATAACTAAGAATCACTTTTTTGGCAACCTAGTGGTTGACATTACTAAGTAACTGTAGTAGTATATAACATGTGCTACTACTTTAAAAGGCACAGCGGAATATTCCGCACTAAAGCACATAGGCTTAAAACTTATAGGAGGCAATAACTATGGCAACATTAGCAGAGATCAGAGCTAAACTTAAAGAGCAAGAATCACGCACAGGTGGTTCAGACAACAGAAGCGGCGGCGACAACGCAATTTACCCATTTTGGAATTTGAAGGAAGGTCAGACTAGCACAGTCAGATTCTTACCTGATGGTGACGAAAACAATACATTTTTCTGGCAGGAACGTTTAATGATTAAACTTCCATTCGCTGGAATTAAAGGCGAGACAGACTCTCGTCCAGTACAGGTACAAGTACCATGTATGGAAATGTATGGGGAAACTTGTCCAGTACTTTCAGAGGTACGTGGATGGTTTAAAGATCCAAAGTTAGAGGATATGGGTCGTAAGTATTGGAAGAAGCGTTCATACGTATTCCAAGGCTTTGTGACTGATAACCAAATTTCAGAGGATCAAACTCCGGAAAACCCAATCAGACGTTTTATAATTGGACCACAAATCTTCCAAATTATTAAGGGAGCATTAATGGATCCAGATATGAACGAACTACCTACAGACTACACAGCAGGTGTAGACTTTAGAATCGCAAAAACATCCAAAGGTGGATATGCTGATTACTCAACATCAAACTGGGCTCGTAGAGAGCGTCCATTAGATGAGTCAGAGTATAAGGCTATCGAAGACCACGGCTTGTTTAACATGAGCGACTACTTGCCTAAGAAACCTGAAGCAGTAGCAGTTGAAGTTATCAAGAAAATGTTTGAAGCATCAGTAGATGGTGAAGCATACGACATGGAAGCATTTGGTCAATACTTTAGACCAGCAGGCGTAAGAGCGGCAACTGGCGATCCAGTTAAAGCAACTACACCAACACCGGCTCCAGCGGCACCAGCAGTAGCACAAGCAACGGCTCCAGTAGCTGATGCAGTAGCACCTACGGCAACTGAAGCGGCAGGCGATGGCAACAAAGCAGAAGACATCCTAGCGATGATCAGAAGCCGCCAGAGCTAGTTTAAACTGAGTGGGTGTAGTTAACGCTACACCCTATTCAGACAATCTGATAAGGAGATACAATGGCTAATAAAGCATTTGACGTTTCTAAGTTTCGTAAAAACTTAACTAAATCAATCACAGGCATGAGTAGTGGATTTAACGATCCAACTGATTGGATTAGTACAGGTAACTATGCCTTAAACTATCTTATTAGTGGCGACTTTCACAAAGGTGTTCCGCTAGGTAAGGTAACTGTTTTTGCAGGAGAATCTGGTGCAGGTAAGAGTTATATCTGTGCAGGTAACATTGTAAAAGCGGCACAAGAACAAGGTATCTTTGTAGTCTTAATTGACTCAGAGAACGCACTTGATGAGAGTTGGCTTAAAGCTCTCGATGTTGATACATCAGAAGATAAACTTCTTAAACTAAACATGTCAATGATTGATGACGTTGCTAAAACTATTAGTACGTTTATGATTGACTATAAAACAATGCCAGACGAAGAACGTCCTAAGATTTTGTTTGTAGTTGACAGTTTAGGTATGTTACTTACACCTACAGATGTTGACCAGTTTAACAAGGGTGATATGAAAGGTGATATGGGTCGTAAGCCTAAAGCACTAACTTCATTAGTCCGTAATACTGTTAACATGATTGGTAGTTGTAATGTAGGATTAGTTTGTACTAATCACACATACGCTTCACAAGATATGTTTGATCCAGATGATAAGATATCAGGTGGACAAGGCTTTATCTATGCATCAAGTATTGTTGTTGCAATGAAAAAGTTGAAGCTAAAAGAAGACGAAGATGGTAACAAGATCAGTCAAGTTATGGGTATCCGTGCAGGCTGTAAGGTTATGAAAACTCGTTATGCAAAACCTTTTGAAGGAGTACAAGTTAAGATTCCTTATGAAACAGGTATGAATCCATACAGTGGATTGGTTGACTTGTTTGAGAAAAAAGGTTTACTTGTCAAAGACGGTAACAGACTAAGGTATACTGATTCTAAAGGTAATGAAGTAAAAGAATATCGTAAAGTGTGGGAAGCAGGCGGTGACGCTCTTGACACAATTATGATGGACTGGACCAACATTGCTGAAGCAGTTGAAACAGTTGAAGAAGCCGTAGTCGAAACCGATGAGGCAGAAGTAGCTAATAGCTAACTACTTTTTGTATAAGTAGCAGTATTAAAACTAAGGAGAATAAATTGGAATCAGGTTCAACAGTTATAGAAGTTTGGCAAGTGTTCAAAGAGTATCTTGATAAGAAACATATAGAAACTATTGCTGAAAAGTATGTTGATCTATGTGCTGACTTGGGTACAAGTGATGAAGCATTTAGAGATGCGTTAGGTTCTGACAATAACTTAGATAAAGCTATTGGGTATTTTCTAGAAGAAGAAGCCGACGAAGATTCGTTTGATAACGAGGACGATTACTAATGGGATGGTATTCTGATATTGCTAGAGACATTAGCAACATTCCAAAAGCTATTGCATTTTACGAAAGTGAGTTGCAAGAAGCAAGATTGGAGTGCAAAATAAAAGGTAATGTTGAAAGAGCTTCGGCATCAATGCCGGGTATAGTTGAACAACGTTTCAACCAATTACAAGAGCTAGAAGCAATATTAGAATACCTAAACATTGAGTTACGTAGGTTACGTAGTAGCTTTTTTAGGAAATATTTAGAAAGCTATGCTCGTGCATTGTCGAGTAGAGATGTAGAAAAATATGTAGACGGTGAAGCTGACGTTGTTGATTATGAAAAAATCATTAACGAGTTTGCATTGATGCGTAATAAATGGTTAGGCGTTTGTAAGGGCCTAGATCAAAAACAATGGCAACTTACAAACATAGTTAAATTAAGAGTAGCTGGCATGGAAGATGCTAGTATATAACATAGGAATAAATTAAGATATGAGTTACCAATTACCAGGTGAAAAGAAAATAATTGAAAAATGGGATAAGATTCCAGGAGATGTCACTTTCGTTTTACGTGAAGGAGATGAAGTTGGTGATGATGGCGGATGTGCCATTGGTGGCTGTTGGGTAAAGAAAACTAGTGCAGAACTTTTTGCAAATAAAAAAGTTGTCATCTTTGGTTTGCCCGGAGCATTTACACCAACGTGTAGTTCAGAACAACTACCAACATTTGAAAAAATGTATGAACAGTTTAAAGCACAAGGCGTAGATGAAATATATTGTGTAAGTGTTAACGATGCATTTGTAATGAATGCATGGGCTAAAGAACTAGGATGTACTAACGTTAAATTACTAGCAGATGGTAATGCAGACTTTACACATGCTATTGGTATGCTTTGTAATAAACAACATTTAGGCTTTGCAAACAGATCATGGAGATATGCAATGTATGTTGACAATATGACTGTTAATGAAAGTTTCATTGAAGAAGGTTACAACAACTGCGGAGACGATCAAGATCCGTATGTTGAATCAACACCTGAAAATGTAATCCAGTATATCGAAACACTAAACCGTTAAAGTTTAAATACTAGTATGATAAACGTACTAGTGACAGGTGGGTTCGATCCCTTACATTCCGGCCATATTGAATACTTCAAGGCCGCAAAACAATTAGGTGATAAACTAATTGTTGCAGTAAACTCAGATGAATGGCTGACTCGAAAAAAGGGTCGGCCTTTCATGTCCTTTAAAGAAAGACTTGCAATCATAAGTGAACTTGCCATCGTAGACAAAGTTATAGGCTTTGACGATGAAGACGATTCAGCATGTCATGCAATATTCCATACCATGTCAACCGAAGTAGGAAAAGTTATTTTTGCTAATGGCGGTGACAGAACTAATACAACAACTCCAGAGTACAAAATATACGGCGACCATCCTCAAGTCCATTTTGAATTTGGGGTAGGTGGAGAAAACAAAATGAATAGTAGCAGTTGGATACTAGACGAGTGGAAGACACAAAAGACAGAACGTGATTGGGGTTATTGGCGTGTACTAGATGACAAACCCGAACAAGGTTACAAAGTAAAAGAGCTTGTAATATATCCAGGCAAACGTCTAAGCGACCAAAAACATTTTAAACGTAGTGAACAATGGAACGTACTTGAAGGCGAAGTTAAAATGGTAACCGAATGGGAAGGCAGACAAGAAATTGTTTACTTAACACCAAAAAGTGTTCCTTATGATATTGCTAAAGAAGTATGGCACTTACCAAGTAACCCTGGTAAAGTAAATGCACATATACTAGAAATACAACGTGGCGAACAATGTATAGAAGAAGATATTGAAAGACGTGGTGTTCCAGATTACGAGTATGATCAGTGGCATGAAGGATCGCCAGTATAATGGAATTCGTCCCAACTAAAAAAGAGCTTCGTATAGTAGAAGAAGTTGCTCCGTATACAATGACAAGCGGACAACGTATAACACAGACTATACGGGCTGTAAGAGACCTTGACGCTAATAATATTACAGGCGATATAGTTGAGTGTGGAGTATGGAAGGGCGGACAAATTATTAGTGCTTGGTTAGCTAATAATAAAACAAATAGAAACTTTTGGTTATACGATACATTTGAAGGCATGACAGAACCAACTGTACATGATCATAAAATAAATGAACTAGGTGCAGTAACACATGCAAGGTTTAGTCGCAAAGCAAAGCACGGTTTCGATCAGTGGTGCAGAGCAGAAATTGGAGAAGTTAGTACTAATGTATTCAAATATATTCCTCCACATCAGTGCAATTTTATTAAAGGTCCTGTTGAACAAACACTATTAGATAAGAATAATTTACCAAAAAATATTGCATTATTACGCTTAGATACCGACTGGTATGAAAGTACATTACAAGAATTATTAACACTATGGCCGTTATTAAACGTAGGTGGTTACATGGTTTTAGACGACTATAACAGTTGGCGTGGAAGTCAAAAAGCCTTTCATGAGGTGTTTGGCACCTCTCTTGAGATACATACTATTGATAGAACCGCAGTATATGTTAGGAAGGTCAAAGCATGAATAAAGTATTTGTAGGATACGATCCAAGAGAAGATATTGCATACCAAGTATGTAAACACAGTATCCAAACTCAAAGTAAAAACGTAAGTGTACATTCATTAAAACAACAAGAGTTAAGAGACTCTGGTTGGTATAAAAGACCAATTGACAAACTAGCAAGTACTGAATTTACATTCACAAGATTCCTAGTTCCAGAGCTTACAAACTTTAAAGGTTGGGCATTGTTTATAGACTGTGATATGATTTTACAAACAGACATACAAAAATTATTTGATCAAGCAGACGACAAATATGCTGTTATGTGTGTTAAACATGATTACGAAGTACAAGAAGGTACTAAGATGGACGGACAAAAACAAACAGTTTATCCACGTAAGAATTGGTCAAGTGTAATGCTGTTCAACTGCGAACATCCACAAAATGCTAGACTTACACAAGACATGGTAAACAGTAACGAATTAAACGGAGCATACTTCCACAGATTTAGTTGGCTTGAAGATGATGCGTATCTAGGAGAATTAGATCACACATGGAACTATCTAGTAGGTGTGTATGATGATATTGAAAAGCCTAATCTTATTCATTATACAGAAGGTGGACCTTGGTTTGAGAACTATCGGAATTGTGAATTTGCTCAAGAATGGAAAGACAATTTATATCAAATGATGGATAGATAATATGGAACAAAATACAGGCGAATGGGATACCAGAGTGATTAGACCACATTTAAAAGAAATGATAGATAAGATTTTGCACAGCGTTGCAACTGGAGAACAAAGGCATGCTGTAGAAGCAGTTTCAGAAGTTTTCCAAGAAGTAAAAAACCCTCCAGTAATATGTGTAGACAGCGGAATTAAAAAAGTAGAAAAGAAAGTTAAAGGTTCTTTTGGACTTATTGATTCTTTTGTAATGGGCATGGCACTAGGTAGTGGCGGTAAGTATATTCGTGCTGACGATGTTGATTGGGAAGATGATACTCCATTACTAGTTAGAGGACTAGGCAAACAAAAATTAATTAAGATGTGTATTGAACGTGGTAGAGATTTCTACTTTATGGACACAGGTTATGTAGGTAACAATCCAAGTACACGTAATCCAAATGGTAAAAAAACTTATCATAGAATTGTAAAAAATGCATTACAAAACTTACACATGCCTGACAGAGAGCAACCAGGATCAGATAAATGGTATGGTGGCGGACGTTGGAATTCATTAGCTATTCCATTTAAAGACGCAACACCAGGACGTAAAATATTAGTAGTACCACCAAGCGAAAAGGTAATGAAATACTTTGATCAAGACTTGGACACATGGATCGATCAAACTATTGCTACTATTAGAAAGAACACATCAAGACCTGTACAGCTACGTAAGAAGCCAAGTAGAGAAGATCGTGTTAGTGTTAACACAATGGAGCAGGCACTTGCAGATGATGTACATTGCCTAGTAACATACAACAGTATTGCCGCACTTGAAGCAATGATATATGGTAAACCTGCCGTAGTGCTAGGACCAAATTGTGCTCAAGATATTTGCGAAACTAGTTTAAAGAGAATTGAATTTGCTGAGCATCCAGGGAGGAAACAGTTAACTTATTTGTGTAGATACCTATCTAATAACCAATTTACATATGATGAAATGTTAAGTGGTTACGCCTGGAGCATAGTAAAATGAGAGTTATAGGTTACACTAAAGTTATACCACCTGGGAACAAAGGCAAGTTACCTAAGCCGGGTAGACCAATTAAACCAAATCATAAATTAGATATTATCAAAAATTTTATATCAGGAGTCAGGGTGTCGGGGGACAACGGGTTGGTATATGATGGATTTGATACAATGGCATGTGACGTAGCTGTTATGCAAGGCTTTATGCACGAAGACAGTCAAGCAGTACCACACATTAACTTACGCAGAAGTATTGCAAGTAACACAGCTAACAAACGTTTTATTACAGCAGATAGTAACTTATTTTTATACAAAGCAAAACAAAATGAACCACATCATTACTTACGTTATAGTTATGATGGAGTGTTTGCTAACACCGCAGAGTATTGCAATGAAGAGCCAGGTGATGCACAATGGGAAAAGATACAACGTGACTTAGGTGTTAAACTAAAGCCATGGGACTATAATAACAGAGATAATATTTTATTATGTTTACAACGTAATGGTGGTTGGAGCATGAAAGGTAAAGATGTTGTTACTTGGGCTAATACTAAAATTGCAGAGATTAGACAGTACACAACTAGACCTATTATTATTAGACCACACCCAGGAGATAAAAAAGCACCTGAGTATGTAAAAAGAATCACAGGCGACAACATTAGAATTAGTTTTCAACCAGACATTGCACAAGACCTAGCAACTGCACATTGTTCTATTGTGTACAACAGTAGCCCAGGTGTAGCTAGTATTATAGAAGGTGTTCCTGTTATATGCGAAGACTGGCAAGCAAGTCAAGTACAAGAAGTATGCTTTCAAAGAATAGATGCATTGTCAAAATTAAGACCGTTTGATAGAGAAAAATGGATTAGAAAAATATCACAATGCCATTGGAGTTTTGCAGACTTAAAAAGTGGCGAAGCATGGGAATGGATGAGGAGATACGTAAAATGAGAATAAAATGTATAACAACATTTCATCAACCAGGATTAGAAGAATACGGACAACGTCTTATTGATAGTTGGGCTAAGAACGTACACCCGGCAGTTGAGCTAGTAGTATATGCAGAAGATTGTATTCCTGTTGTACCACCAGGTGCAAATATCAAAGTTGTAAATGCTAAAGAAGTATTACCAAAACTTAATGCATTTAAAGAAAGACACAAAGACGATCCTAAAGCAAATGGTATATGTCCTTGGCCTGCTAGACGCCCAAGAGATCATCATAAGAAGTTTAAGTGGGACGCAGTACGTTTTGCAAACAAAACATATGCAGTATTTGAAGCCGCACAAGATCCTAACACAGATATTCTAGTTTGGATTGACGGTGATACATATGTACACAGTCCTATTACTTACGGACAATTTAGAAATTTAATACCTGCATCACAATGGTTACACTACTTAGGTAGAAATAAAAAATGGCCTGAGTGCGGGTGGTACGGACTTACACTTAGAACTCCAGGGTGCGATGCATTCCTAAAAGAGTTTGAAAGAGTTTACGAAGAAGCTGATGACGGAATCTTTAAGATGGAAGAATGGCATGACAGTTATGTGTTTGATCAAGTCCTAAAGAAAATTAGAATAGAACATAAAAACATTAAAGACTTCAGCGGACATCTTGTAAACGGAGAAGGTCATCCGTTAATTAATTGTGAACTTGGCGCATTCTTTGATCATCTTAAAGGTGTAAGAAAGCAAGAAGGTAGGAGTCGAAAGAAAGACTTACTACAGCCAAGGAGCGAGTCATATTGGAATGAAGTTTAGTTTATTTACAGAGAATGGTGCACAGAATAGTAAACCAGTGTTTGACGCTTTTGCAACTAGTTTGCATAGTGCTGGCCATACCGTTACTGTTAATGACTGGGATTGCGATGTTGCTGTTATTTGGAGTGTGCTTTGGTTTGGCAGAATGGCTGGAAACCAAAAAGTCTGGGAACACTTCCGAGCAATAAACAAACCTGTAATAGTATTAGAAGTAGGCGGAATTCAAAGAGGCACTACATGGAAAGTAGGCATCAATGGTATTAACAGCGATGCTAACTTTGGTGCTAAAGGCAACGACAGTACTAGAGCAGACTTACTAGGACTTGAAGCAAAACGTTGGACTAACGATGGCCAACATATTCTTGTATGTGGACAACATGATAAAAGTTTACAATGGCAAGGCATGCCACGTATGAGTAATTGGTTTCTAAACACTTACGATGAAATACGCAAACACACAGACCGTCCTATAGTATTTAGACCACACCCACGTTGTAGACTAGACCACATTGAACGTGGACTTAGACATGTGTATAGACAAGAGCCTAACCATATTAACGATACATA